GAACCAAGACTTTTGGAGCATGAAGACTCGTTTGATTGAATATGTCAGGCAGAAATTCAGTACAGATTTTGCGGATTTTGTTGAATCTTCTATTGCAATCATGTTGATTGAAAACTGGTCATTTTTAGCTGACACTTTGTCTTTCAAAATGGATCAGATAGCAAATGAAATATTTATTGATACTGTGACAGAAGTAGAGAATGCTTTTAGGCTTGCTAGATTGGTTGGTTTTGATCCACAGCCTCCTATAGCTGCTAGATCACTATGGACTGCGAATCTAAACAATCCGATTCTTCAAGATGTTCCAATTCCTGCTCCTTTTGACATTTCAGTCAATGCTGGTGGCCAGTCTATTACAATTGAGCTTTATCCTGCTGATGCTGATAATAATCCTATTTTCGATCAAGATATAATAATTCCAGCTGGTAATATTGTTAATGCCAGTGTTATTGGCCTTGAAGGAAGAACTAGAACAATTAATACTTCTGGCAATGGTACTGTTGGTCAAGTAATTACTCTCAACAATAGTCCTGTCATATTTGATTCAATAATGGTTTATGTTGATGGCATGAAGTGGAATCCAGTTCCATATTTCACTGATTCACAGCCTAGAAGAGAATATCGTGTTGAGTATGACTCCACTTGGACAGCTTTCGTTATTTTTGGAAATAATATAGCTGGCCTTGTTCCTAGTTCTGGAAGTGTAATTAAAATTATTTATCGTCAAGGAGGTGGGACGATAGGAAACATTGTCAGTGGAACAATTGAAAAGCAGGCGATTATCAGTATTGCAGGAATTCCTTATGGAATTCCTGTAGTATTAAGAAATTACACAAAAGGCGAATATGGCTATGATGGCGATACTATTGATGATATTAGGAATAAATTACCAGCATGGACTAGGTCTCAAAACAGGGCAGTAACTGGTCTTGATTATAAAACACTGACAGATCAGTTTGCAACTCCATATCAAGGATTGATTGGAAAATCAACTGTTGTTTTGCGTAATCATGGTTGTTCTGGTAATATTGTTGATATTTATGTTTTGGCAAGAAATGGATTGGATGGTTTGCAGGAAGCAAGCTCAGATCTAAAAGTTGCTTTAGAAAAATACATTGAAAATGTAAAAATGATCACTGATTTTGTTTGTATAAGAAATGGAGCGATCATTGCCGTAGATATAAGTGTCGATGTCGTAATGAACAGGTTGTATAGAAAATTTGAAGAAGAGTTCAGGATTAAGATAAAAAGAAGGCTTGATCAGTTCTTTGCAATTAACAATTGGGAATTTGGTGAACAACTTAGAGAAATTGACATCACAAAGACATTGTCAGATTTGAAAGAAATAACAAACATTGATATTACTTTTACTACTGACAATCCCAACAATGGCGGCAACATAGTAAATTCAAGGTTCTTTGAGATTATCAGACCAGATGTGACCAATATTACTTTCACATTTGAGTAAGGAGCGATGTGGTGGCAGTCGATTATAACAATAATCCATCAATTACTGATACGGTTAGATTTACATTTTACACTCCTGATTCAAATGGGTGTTTTCCTGCTTTGCCGTATAGATTTGATAATTTAACAATTTATTTTGTTGAGAGGGATTTTTCAAGTCCAAAAACAAGTGAATACCTTGAAGGCATTTATGATCCTGTCAAGGTTGAATTGGCAAATAAACTTGAAGCTATCGCTTGTTCAAACCCAACATCAGAAAATATAACTATTGCAAAAAACGCAAGAATAAATGCGGATATAGTTGTAACTACAAATTCTTTCTATTTTACACAAGCTAGTCCTGTAAAAATTATTGGGACAGCAACAGATCCAGCATGGTTTACTGGTCATGTTATTACTGGAATAAGTAAGGCAGATCCAACTGTTATCACATCTGCAAGTCATGGTCTATCAAACGGCGATATTATAAATATTTATGCCAGCAATTCTGTTCCTCCAATTGATGGTGAATACAAGATAACCTATATTAACAGTAATTCTTTTTCAGTTGATTTCGATCTTAGTGACGCAAGCTATACCGCTGGAACAAGCGGCATGTGGTATACAGCCTTAGAAGACAGCAACAATTCAGTTTATCCTTTTGTTTCAAACAACAAAACGACAATAGGTCTTTTTGAATATTACTGGGAACCAAAGGGAGTTAGAGAAGGAGACTATTTTGTTTGTTGGAAGTGGACTCCTCTTGCTGGAGGAAGCACTCTTTCATCGCATATTAAGTTTAATCTTTCTGGTAATACCAAAGTAACAACAAGTATACCAACACATTTTACAAATCCAGATAAATATACAACACTTTTAGAAAAATACACTCCAGAAATGTTTAAGACAAATATTTCTGATGACGATCTCACGCCAATTGTAATTGATAGATTTAATAAATCTGTTGCTCTTGGATTTACAACACTTGAAAACCTTGCCAATCAAATAGTTGATCTTCAAGACCCAAATGTCCTTTCAGAGCCATTACTTCCATATCTTTCAAATCTTTTTAATTTGAAGCTTAAAAGCAATGACCCAACAAGGTGGCGTGGTCAAATTATCAGAGCAGTATCTCAATACAAGAGCAAGGGAACAAGAAGAGGGCTTAATGAGTCTTTCATGCTTGCTGGCATGAAACTTTATAGTTACAAACAGCTTTGGCAAGTTATTTCCAAGTACACATGGCAGGAATCGTTTGGATATGATGGTTCTACTGTTTCTTGGGAACTTGAGAAAACTATAATTGAGCCAATTGATGTTGATAATTTTGAAATATCATTGAGAACTTATGATTCTGACATATATGAGACATTAACTCAGGATTATGTTTCTTTTAGTACTGTAGATGGCATCACAACGATGACATGGATTGGTGATACTTTGATTGTTGACCCAATTACTCTTGTTTCTGGCGACATTGTAAAGATTTTATATCAATACTCAAATGTGCCAAATCCTACAGAGCAAAGTCTTGAAGATTATGTAAGAACTTTAACTCTTATTGACAAACGTGATGAGAGAAATCAGATATATCCTTTGAAAAATTGGAACGTGCGTGGTATTGAGCCTGATGATATTCTTTTCAATCTGGTAATTCCATCTCGCAATCCATTTCATGAATTTCTTATATTTGGTCAAGTAAGGACTGAGTTTCCTTACAGTGAAAATATTTATAACATGGAAGAATACAACGGTAGTATAAGGAATTCCAAAATACCATGTGATATTGGTCGCAAGTTTATAGACTCATGTTTGTCATGTATAAGCAGCAGCTATAATGTTGATGTTGAAATAGATAAAATATCTAATGATAGAATTGCTGAGTTTTATGAAATTCTAAGTGAAAACATGCCAGTTCACGCAGTTTTGAATACAGTTAATTTTTATGGTGGACTACAAGAGTTTATTGCATCGCCTCAGGAAAGCATTGAATGTCTTGTAAAATACAGTCAGTTGCAATATTGCATATCTGGAGAAGGTCAAACTTATTTTAACAGAACAATGAGAAAAAGCAATCTTAATGATCTACCTAACACTCAATGCATATTGCGTGATGAATTGGCCGATAAAACTCAAGTCATATCTGGAGCATCAGGGACAGCTTACAATTCAGATATTGTTGTTTATTGTCCTTCTGCTCCACTTGGTGGATTAGGCATTATGAACGATCATAGTGCAGTAATACAAATTCTTGATGGTTCTTATGCTGGATCATATCAGGTTTATCGTGTAGAAAACAGGACTGTTTTTTTTAATATTGAACCTCTCGAACCAATAAGCGAATGTAACAATCTTTTTGCATATGACGGAACTGTCAGCACATGTTCTTTTCCTTTTAGAATCTTCAATCCAGTAATTGATAATTACAACTATGGTTCTCTTTGTGATATAGTTCAAGATGATCTTGTGGTATTTGGGGATACAACTGAAAATTTTGGTGAAATAGGTGTTCAGTCACAATTTGATGTAAATCAAGGCACAGCTTTGGCAGCATGGGAACTTTCCATTCCTGCATATAGTGTTTCAAATTATACAATTCTAAATGTTGACT